TTAAGAATTTTTCTAGTCTATGTGCTGATTTATCTTTTGAATCACGGATAAACGTAAATGGTTATGTAGAGCATGTTAACCCACATATGAAAATTATAGAGTATGCAAGAAATAGAAAAATAAGTTTGTCTGATGCGGCCGTAGAATTAGAATTACATTACACCACGGACATTTGGTTGACAGAACAAATAGAGGCAGATTTAACTACGTACAAAGAACAAACAGGTATGATTGAATACTCTGATATGATTTCCAAGTTTGTCGAGGAGGACAAGTGTCCACCACTACACTGTGTTTTCCTCGATGAAGCCCAAGATCTAAGTCCTTTGCAGTGGGACATGTTTTTTTACATAGAGAGTAAGTGTGCTCGCTCTTACATTGCAGGGGACGACGATCAAACTATCTATACTTTTCAAGGGGCTTCACCAAAAATATTTATAAATTTAAAAGGAGAGTTTGATCCACAGATACAATCACGTAGGGTGCCAAGATCTGTGCATAGACTGGCAACAACTATTTTTCCTCACATGTCTCAACGTCTTGATAAAAAATGGGAGCCAAGAGATGCTGAAGGATCTGTAAGTATGAATGCAGACTTTGAAGAATTACCCATGCATCAAGATAACTGGATGATATTGACTAGAACGAATAAAATGTTAGAAAGACTACGTGAACATTTATACAGCATGAATTATAGATTTGAAGCGAAAGCACAAGAGTTACTTCCTAAAAAAATGTTAAATGCATATAGAGTTTGGCAACGTTTACATCAAGGTGCTGTTGTAAGTAAAGAAGATGTAAAAGATTTATGGGACTTCTTGACGGTAAAACAAGGACATCTTGTTAGAGGTTTTGCTGGCGGTAAGACACTAGAAAGTATAACTGCAATAGATTTAGATGGACTAAAATCTGAACACGGGTTGCGAGCGACGGGGAGCTGGGAAACATTAAATTTTCCAGAAGATAGTAAACTATATATAAAAAAATTATTAGAGTCAGGTGATGATTTAATGAAACCTGCAAGAATAAAATTATCTACAATACATGGTGTAAAAGGTGAGGAGTGTGATAATGTTGTTTTATTTACAGATATAGAAAGAATTATCTATGAATCTGCAACAAGAAACCCAGACCCAGAGCACCGTTTGTTTTTTGTAGGTATAACAAGAGCAAAAGAAAGATTGTATATTTGTAGTCAGCACTACGAATATCAATATAACATAGGAGGACCAATAGTATGACAGATCCAGATGGATTAGAAAAAGCATTTCCACAATCAAGGCAGGTTGGAGGGAGCCACTACAAGAATTTTCACATTCAGCCGTATGAGTTTATTTCTAAAAATAATCTCTCGTTCTTTCAAGGATGTGTTGTGAAATATGTTTGTAGATATTTATCTAAAAATAAGATAGAAGATCTAGAAAAGATCATACATTACTGTGAATTAGAAATACTAAAATTAAAGGATAAAAAATAATGTTTACAGCGCAGACAGAGTGGGATTGTCCTGATACTTTTCCTGACTTGTCAGGAGAAAAATATATTGCGATAGACTTAGAGACAAAAGATCCAGACTTAAAAGCAAGAGGTTCTGGTGCAATACAAGGTAGAGGAGAGATCGTAGGCATCGCCGTAGCTGTTGAAGGATGGAAAGGTTATTATCCAATAGCACATGAAGGTGGTGGTAATATAGACAGAAGAACAGTTTTAGAATGGTTTAAGAAAGTTTGTGCAACAGATTCTTATAAAATATTTCATAACGCGATGTATGATGTGTGCTGGATAAAAGCATACGGCATACCTATCAACGGACATATCATGGACACTATGTTAATGGCGTCTTTGATAGATGAAAATAGATTGTGGTACACATTAAATAGTATATCCTATGATTACTTACGAGAAGTAAAAGATGAAAAAGCTTTACAACAAGCTGCAGAATCATGGGGCATAGATCCTAAAAAAGAATTATATAAACTACCTGCAATGTATGTTGGTAACTATGCAGAGCAAGATGCCAGACTTACATTAGAATTATTTAAAAGATTGTCTACAGAAATACAAAAAAATAATCTTGTAGAGATATTTGATTTAGAAACACAATTGTTTCCGTGTTTAATTGATATGAAATTTAAAGGGGTTCGTGTCGACGTAGAAGGTGCTCATAAATTGAAACAGCAGTTATCACAACAGGAAGCGCTAATCCTAGAAGAAGTAAAAAAACAAACAGGAATAGATGTTCAAATATGGGCAGCAAGATCGATAGCCAAAGTGTTTGACAAACTCTCTTTACCCTACGCCAAAACCGAGAAAACTGGGTCACCTTCATTTACAAAAAATTTCCTTTCGAATCATAATAATCCTGTAGTCAAAAGTATAGCAAAAGCAAGAGAGATTAACAAGGCGCACACAACGTTCATAGATACCATATTAAAACATCAATATAGAGGTAGAATACATGCAGATATAAACCCTATTAGATCTGACCAAGGTGGTACAGTCACAGGTAGATTTAGTTATTCTAATCCAAACTTACAGCAGATACCGGCAAGAAATAAAGATCTTGGGCCTATGATTCGTTCTTTGTTTTTACCAGAAAAAGATCATAAATGGGGATGTTTTGATTATAGTCAGCAAGAACCAAGACTAGTTGTGCACTACGCTGCAGAAACACAGCCAATATGCTATGATCAATCTGTAAAAAACATAGTAGAAAAATTTAAAGACAATAAAGTAGACTTTCACCAAACAGTTGCAGACATGGCAAACATATCTAGAACACAAGCAAAGACGATCAATTTGGGTCTTTTCTATGGTATGGGTAAGGCAAAATTACAAGCAGAATTAGGATTAAGTAGTAGAGAAGAAGCAGAAGATTTATTTAATCAATACCATGAGAATGTACCTTTCGTAAGAGATCTCATGAACTATACATCAAATCAAGCTCAATCATCTGGATCAATAGGAACTTTACTAGGACGTAGGTGTAGGTTTACGAAGTGGGAACCAAACAGATTTGGTATGCATAAACCTATGGACTATGTTGAAGCAGAAAAGACTTATGGTAGAGGTAGAATACGTAGAGCTTTCACATACAAAGCATTAAACAAACTAATACAAGGATCCGCAGCAGATATGACAAAGAAAGCTATGTTAGATTTATACAATGAAGGTATCACACCACATATACAAATTCACGATGAGTTAGATATTTCTGTGAAAGATGATAACGAGGCAAAAAGAATAATTGAAATTATGGAGAATGCTGTTAGTCTTGCCGTGCCCAATAAAGTTGATTTTGAGTCCGGCGATACTTGGGGCGATATTTATGGATAATTATGGCTTATTTAAATGCAAACATACCAGTAGAATACGCACAAATCAGGAGAGAGTATCTCTATGATCTTAAGAGTCATCATGGTGAAGTTGAAGATTGTATTATCTTTGGTCTTAGTGCCATTACGGGCAAGTCTATTCTTTTTCACGCTATCATGGAAAATGGCGCGATCTTTTATCGTCTCCCTATTACAGCATTTATACAACGTGGTTTCAAGCCTACTGATGTACCTAGGCGTAGATTGGATGAGCTTCAGCTTTGGAATTGTTTCAGTTATTAT